CTCATACAACTTAGGCCATATAACTGTTTCTTTTATATTCTTATTTAATCTCTTTGAAAACTTTAGTATGTCATCAAGTATTATAAGTGTTTCAATATTTATCTTCTTAGAAAAAAGGTATTTAAGTATAGGTGGATGTTGACCCTTATTAGAGGTAAATAGGTCATCAAAACTTAATTTCTTTGTTATCATACTCAATATATAATCTATATCTTGTTCATAATAATAATGTAATGCTTCTATCCTTCTTGACCACGATTTGTAATTTTCGTCACCACTTTTGCCAATGATATCCCCAACCCACAAATTAGTATTGGCAACAAAATTACTAACAAAATAATTAACGATATCATTATCGCTATAAGTTCTAGACAACTTGTGAAAAAAATACCTATCCCGTCTTTTAGTAAATGTAGCCAGCCTTGCTGTTGTCTTCCCAGCGTGTCTGAAATAGTCATAACTCTGGTTTTTACTTGTGAAATGAAGTTTGATAGCAAGGTAAATTTTATATACTTCAAATCCATTCACTTATTTTCCTTGTAAATATTTTAACACGTTCTCTGGCGAAGATACGCCATAAGGATCTTCAGGTGTGTCGTCTGTCTTGCCTGGTTCTACAAACATCTTTTGAACAACATAGTTATCAACTATCATAGCATATCGCCATGATCTCTGACCAAAACATTTATCTCTCTTTTGACAAAGCATTCCCATCTCTTGTGTGAATTGACCATTGCCATCAGGTATCACTTTTACATTCTCTAATTTTTGATCTTGAGCCCAAGCATTCATAACAAAGGAATCATTCACCGACATACAATATATTTCATCTATGCCGTGTGCTTTGAAAACATCTGCCTGTTTTTCATAACCTGGTAATTGTTGATTTGAGCAAGTAGGTGTAAATGCACCTGGTAAAGAAAACACTATAACTTTTTTATCTTTGAAATAATCGTCCGTGTTTTTATCAACCCATTCGCCTAATTCTCTTACCCTAAAATTGACGTGGGGTACTATCGTTTCTGCCTTATCGTTTATCATAATTAAAATGGTAGTTTTGCTACCTTCTCCTTCAACATATTTAAATTTTGTGCTTCATAAGCCACTTTTTCTTTTAATGTTTTATTAATCATTGATTTGGTATTACTAGGATCAATCTCATGTTTTTTACAATACTCTAAAATAGCATCCATGTAACCTATCTTTTTCTCTTTTACCATATTCTCTATGATAAAAGCAAATTTGTTAGGTGTCAAATCACTCATTAATACTCCTATTATACATCATTCTCATTAAAAGTCAAGCCTGTTTCTGTTGCGAGGTACAGGCAAACCCCAAGCGGACTATGCCGCTAAAGCGTAACCTTGTGAGTTAGCATTTATTAATAGTACGGTATCAGCGATTAATCTCCTAAAAGTTTTACCTACGAGTCGAGCCTATTTCCACCCCCTAAATTTCATTGTTTAAATGGTGGAGTGGCTGGGTATCGCACCCAGGTCCTCACTAGTTATTGTCTTTTGATCAACAATTAATTCCTATAATTCTGTCTCTGGCACTATCGCTCTGTAGTCAAATAACATATTCAATATACATTTATCCACTTGCTCTGGTGTCTCTATCGTTCTTATGATGTGTCCCTCGACATCATCTGAGGCATAGGTAACAACCATATATGCGATACTACCTGTTGGTAAACCACCCACTCTGCCGAACGCCATTTCTACTGGCACATAATTTTCTCTCTCTAAGATATCATTAACGTCTTCAATAGGAGCGCACCACATAGGCACTGTCATTGGCGACCAGGGATAGTTTCCCATGCCATATGGTCCTGCTTTTGCATTTGTTGATGCAAGTGCTAAACCAAATGTGAACATTAATATTATCCATATTGTCGGTAAGTTATCTAGTATTTTGTTTTTCATTCTTAAACTTTCTATGAAACTCCTCTATGGCGGGCTCAAGGAGAGGTAAATAATCCTTTTTATTTTTTATGAAAGTTTGAGTTGCACCTTCTTCGGTTACTATTAATATAACTATCTGGTCGATAGGTTGTCCGTATTGTTCTTCGTACATTTCACAATAAGCAGAGGCCTGTATAAAGTAGTTTTCTACCCACTCTTCCTTTTTCTCTTTCGTTGAGGTTTTAAAATCTATTACTGAAAGTTTACCATTAAATTCAGCGATACAATCTACACGACCTGCAACGCCCCACTTGTGACTACAAAGGCTTCCCTCTTGTAGCACAATATTATTTATATTATCTAGTTCATTTTTCAGTATGGTAAATAGCGCAGTCGGCAAAACATCCTGCTTTGACAGCTCTCTATTGTTAAGATAGTCCTCTGTCAACGTGTGTACAGCTGTTCCCCTTTTCGCAGCGTTCCGCATTATGGTATTTGCAACCTGATCACCGACCGACTCACGCCATTTGGTTATACCTTCATTGCCTCTTTCCGATAGCACAGTTGTGATGGATGGATACTTTTTGCCGTCAGGTAAGACATAAAATCTTTTACCTTTTATTGTCTCGGTTGTAAGTTCTATTGGTTTTGTGGGTAAGGGAATATGAGTAAACTTCTTTACTTCAAAATTCTTTTTAAAATATTCGTGTAATGGATTCATAATGTAATTATATCATATAGTTGACCAAAGGTCAAGCTATGTGCCTCTCTGCATATACATATCTGTAATTTCTTCTTGTGTAAACTCGCCTAGCGCTCAGCTGGGATTATACTCTACATACTGAGTCTTACCTTGATCGTTTCTAAAAGCTCTCAAAGTTGACTTTCTGTTATCAGATGGACTCTTATATGAGCAATGAATCCAACCGCTATTGGGTTCTTCAGGTTTATGAAACTCCAATATGAGTTGATCGTAGTCTAGATTCTCTACTATCCATTTTGCTAGTTCAGCATTCGGCGTGCCAAATATCTCGAAGTCCGCAGCCTGGCCCTTGGCATGCTGTGAAGTTTTTGATGAGCCTATCGCTTCGCATAGGTCCTCACTTCTAAAGCCGCTCGATACTGTCACTGGAGTGGCATAGTGATCTCTGACAGGTTGTAGTATGTTCTCACATAATTTCTGCAACGCTGTAATCTGATCGTCATTAGGATTATTATTAATCCCTTTACGCTCAGCGGTTTGACTAGCCGTCATTTCTTTCAGGCTAAAATTTTTACTTAATTTCATTTGATATCCTTTTTGTGATTATTTTCCACGAGTAATTGCAACAATCTTTTTTAATTGTGCTTCGATAACTTCTGCTCTATTAGGCCAGTGAATATAGGCCTCTGGTGATTTTGCAAGTTTAATTAAAAGAGGTATTATTAATTTTTCTAATGCTTTAAATTTATCTTTCATCTCTTTATTGAGATTGTCTTTTCTCAAATCGTACTCATCATCCATTTGTTTCTTAGCGATTTCTAATTCTGTCTCATTCTTTTGAACAACAGTATCTTTTGTGCTATCAACTAGTCTCGTCAATCTATCTAATTTGCCCTCTAGCCTGTTAATTATCTCACTAGAAACAGCTTTCCCTACACCGTCTGCTGTCTGTTTAACAACTTCTTGTGTTTCTTTGCTCTGAGTTTCTGTTGGTTTAGTAGCTACTGAGCTAAAACCCCAATCACCAGGTGTATCAAAGTCATCTAAAAAATCGAAATCTGCCATATATGTATTTATACTTTCTTACCTGCCTTCTTTGCCCTATGTTGTTTAATTACCCTATCAATTTGTGTATCTTTTACTGACTTTTTGCCGTATCTCTCTGCTAAAGCACTCTTAGGGTGTGCTTCAGATATCTTAGACATCACCTCTTTCCACCCACCATCTGTTTTACCGTCTATCGTTCCTGTGCTAGATACTATATTTAATTGTGTAGGTGGCAATAGTTTGATATGTTTCTTTTTTATAAACTCTTCCATCTCAGATATTGACATGAGGTCCGTGTATTCTTCTTTAGTCTTTGAGTTGTAAAATCTATACGTTGGCATTCGCTACTCCCTCTTTAAACCATTCAGGCATTACAGCAGGTTGTTTCCAGGTAGCAAATCTTTTCTTTTTCATTATATAATATTTACGATAACTTGCAACAACATCGCCTGGTACTTTACATTCTTCAGGCATTGCTGGTGTTGCATCTGTGGCCATCACATTTAGAGGCGAGTTTATTGGTGGTACACTCAATAACACTCCTAATTTTTCTACACACATATGATCCTTTGTATGGTTATATCTTAATTTGTATTCATTATTTAGTGCCATCATATGTCTATATAACCACATATAATTATATGTCGAAGCCATAACCCATTGTGTACTAGGGTGTTTTAGCCACCCTGCTTTATAGATGATTGCTTCTTCATTAGGATTTTCTAGTCGCCATCTTCTAATTTTTCTACCGTTCTTAGTGTAATCTGTATATTCTGTGCCGTCTAATACTCTCTTTGCTGTGCATAACATCTGAGCAGACTCTAGTATCATCTTGACCACATGTTTATCACAACTCATTTGAGCTGCTTTTACTGGATCTCTATCTAAGTAAAATATATTCATAAGTTCATTATAACACTTCTAGTCAGCATTGTCAACCCTATACATTGTATATTTAAGTGTTAGTTCCTCACCCTCTTTGATATCTCTAATTGTGGTTACAGTCCATTTATCCCAATAGGGTTCTATCCTAATTTGTTTTCTTATCATGTTAGGGTCCTCACTATGATTTATAAAACCACCTAAGGGCGTCCTGATAACGTCATCACCTTTTCTATAATGACTCACGCCTAAGTCTGTTCCCATAGGAATATCTCTCTTAGCAATTAGACCTTGACCATGTATATTGCTTTCGCCTATGTATAAACTATCTGGTAATGGTTGATATGTTTTCAATGTACCAACTTATTCATTACAAAATCTCTCATGTCATACTCTTTTGCCAAATCAATTAGTTTATCAAACCACATTTTTTTCATGTCGTTATCCGTGGCATCGGCACAAGCCTTTGCCAAGTTCTCTAACTTTTTGATTTTACTCTCTTTACTCATCATTCACCTTCCTCTAGTTTTCTTATCTTTAAAATCATTCTTATGACTCTCTGATCATAATCAGGTGTTGTAGAAAACTTATCTAAAGTTTTAATCAATACTGTTGAGTCATTAGTTTTTAATCTTAAAGTCCTGAAATCCTCATATGCTGGGTGTTCA